TCTCCGACACAAGCATCATAATGAGGTACGAAAAATCCTCCTGGTTTATAATTTACAACTTGTAATTGTTCATAATAATTATTATGTGTATTTGTATATAATTTAATTCTATCGGTTATATCTTTAATAAGTATGTTATCATCTTTTAACCAACATTGTTCACTTATTCTTGTTTTAGTATCAAATAAATCTTCATCACGACTATATAACACACTAGAAACCATATTACCATTAGATAATTCTATTATTTTATTACATTCTTCATGAGTAAGAAAATTAGGGATTTCTTTTATATCATAATCATGTATATTTGTATATTTATCAGTATTAGTATCTATATATTTATCAACAGCATTTTGGCTTGATAGTAGTGGTGAAACTAGATTAGGAACAAGAGAAGCACCAGAAGCACCAGAAGGAACAGAATCACCAGAAGGAACAGAATCACCAGAAGGAACAGAATCACCAGAAGGAACAGAATCACCAGAAGGAACAGAATCACCAGAAGGAACAGAAACACCAGAAGCAACAACAGCGTTTTGGTGTGCTATTGGAACTAGAGAAGGACCAAGCGAAGCATTATAAGCACTAGAAATAACATCAACAGTGCGTTGGTGTCTTAATGGTGGTGGAACTAGAAGAGGATATTGATTAATAATTACACCACCTACTTGACTTTGTAAATTTATATATTTATTTTTGTATTTAAGATATTTTTTATAATACAAATCTTTATTAAACATTAATTATATAAGTATATAATGGATAATTATATTTATAAATTAAATTTAATTCTTTCTACTCATAATGTCTGTTCGTCTCACGGAATTACTCACGCTATTGCAGTTATGAATCACGCTGAAAATGCATTAAATCAAGCTACATTTAAATTTGATGAAAAAATTAGAAGTTGTGTTATATTAGCTGCACTTTTACATGATGCAGATGATAGAAAATTTTTTCCTAATAATCAAAATTATGAAAATTTAAAACAAATTTTAGATGATTTACCTTCTGACGAAGTAGATTTAATAATTAAAATGGTATCTTTAGTTTCATCATCTAAAAATGGTGATAGAATTCCAGAAGATGCTATTAAAAATGAATGGCTTCTCTATCCTCGATATGCTGATAGATTAGAAGCTATTGGTATTATTGGTATAGAAAGATGTTATCAATATGGGTTAACATCTAAAAATCCCTTATATATTTCAACTACACCTTATGTAACTACTGAAGAAGAACTATGGAATGTTGCTAGTATTGAACGTTATAATCGTTATACTGGATTTAGTGATTCTATGATTGATCACTATTACGATAAACTATTACGGGCTTCAATATTTCCTATCCGTAATAAATATTTTGATAAAGAAACAAAAATTCGTCGTAAACAATTAATTGATTTTATTCTTATGTTTGGAAGAAATAAAAAAATATCTAATGAAGATATTATTATCTTCATTAAAAATCAAAACGGATCATAATATAAATTAATATTCTTTAAGAACATCATAAAAGTTTTTTAATTTTTTTAATTTTTGTTTAATTAAAAATTTAATTAATCCATAATCATCAACTAATTTTAATAATAATTTATCATAATCTGGTTCATTCATTTTTAAACTACTTAGTGGTATATCTATTATAGTAGGATTTAAAAAATATTTTTTTGTATCTTTATATTGTATTTCATCTGGTACATTCATATTATCATTTTTCATTAATTCAAGTGTTTTTTCAATAGTTTTATATTTTGAGAAATATTCAAAAATAATATTTGGTTTATATTCTGATATTCCTTGACAATAATCGCATCCGAGTAAAATACAAAAATCAATAAATTCATCCTGATTTAATTTTAGATGACTTAATAAATTATTTAAGTTGATTTCAGTTGTTGAAATATTATGTGATGTTAAATTACGAATAATTTTTGTTGAACCAAAAGTTAAAATATCCATATCTTCTGTTAAAACTCCATCTACTAATCCAACTTTTGATAAATATGCACATTGTGAATCTGCTTCTTCTGGTGCATTAATATATGGAACACCCATTAAATCTAATAATTCTTTACATTGTTCCCATTGTTCTTTGGAAATACTAGAACTACGTTTAAGATATTTAATTTTATCTTCAATTGTAATAGCTTGTTCTAATTTTTCTAAAGCTTTTTTTCTTATTTGTTTTCTATTTTCAATTGTTTTATTTTTTATATTTGGTGGTTTTCCATCAAACACATATACTGGTATTATACCATAATTTAATAATTCAATAGTTTTATTAAATAATCCTAAAATATGTGATGTAATTTCACCTTTTTGATTAGTATAATCTGCTCCAGAATTTCTAACTGATATTATAATTTTATAAATAAATATACTAATATCAATTGCAATTCTTTTAAATTTATATTTAGAATTATCAACATTCTGAATTAAATTAGGAGTTTCATTTATAAATTTTAATAGACATTTTATACCCATAGGTTATTTAGTAATAATATTTTATCTTTAGGTTATTTTTAACAATTTATGTAAAATATAAAAATATAAAAAAATATAAAAAAAGATATAAAAATATAAAAATATATCATATAAAAATATAAAAATATATCATATAAAAATATAAAAATATATCATATAAAAATATAAAAATATATCATATATTAATATGTTATATCACATAGTTGAACCTTTTAATATGTCAATAGATGCTAACTCTTTTGCAAACGCAGTTAAACACGTTGTAAAAATGAATCAAGAATTAAAAGTACGTGAATTAATTATAGGTGACGCATTAAATCAATATAAAAAAGCTAATTTAACATTTTATAATAGTAATGATAAACAAAAAGTAGCTATTTCTTTATATCCAACTGTTTGGCCTTTAGGTATTAAAAATAATAATGAAATTTATTCTCCTTTATCTTCATGGCCTTATTCTCCATCTATAACTTATGATACTAAAGAATATCCGTCAACTACTTTTATAAATAATAGTTTTATTCCAAGAATTATTCCTTTAAATTCTTCTTTAAATTATTCTTTAAATTCTCCTTTAAATTCTCCTTTAATTACTCCTTACCCTAATTTTCTTACTCCTTTAAGTAACGTTGTATTACCTAATTTAGCAGGTACTGTTTTTAATTATTAATAATTTGTTCATCAGATAAAATACCATTATAATTTAATACTTGATTAATTGAATCAATACATATACTAATTGTTTTTGGTCCAGATATTTTATATATTGGTTTTCCATCCATATGTATAGATTTAATATTTACTTCTTTAATATTATTTTTAAGATGTAAATAATATTTTTTATTTTCAATTAATAAACCACTTTTTAATATTCCAGTTAAAATTATTCCAACATGTGGATTATTAAAATATTGTAAAACTACAAATTCTGTTTTTTTTATTTTTAGTTTTTCTATTAATAGTTTTTGAACATTAGTAAAAAAATCATTTTTATTTATTATTTTCTTTCCATTATAATTTGGGAATTTTTCTAATTTTGAATAAATATTTATAGAATAATATGGTATATTTATTTTTTCATAATATTCTATATAATTTGATTTCCATTTCCATTCAGTAAGACCATTTTCAATAAATAAACACAAATCAATAGATTCACCAAAAGATGAAATAATTTTATTTCTAGTTTTTATATATTTATCATCTCCTGGTGCTTCAATTAAAACCCATTTTATATTATTATATATAATATAATTATAACTAAATGATGATGTTTGTTTTGATAATATTTCATGTTTATGTGTAAATAGATACATTCTTGCTTCATTTTTATTATCATCTATTTTTGAGTGAATTAAATTAGCTATTAAAGTAGTTTTTCCAATATGAGTATCGCCTAATAATAATATTCTTTTTTCTACAAGTTCAACTAATTTTTCTCTAATAACTATTTTAAAATAATTATTTTTTTTATCATTAACATTATAATAAACTTTAATTACCTTAATAATTTTCATTTTTGCTAGTTTAACTATAGTTTTAAAACTATCTAATGTTTGTTTTTTTTCATTTATTGTCCAGTTATAAAAAGTACCATTATCTTCAACACCTAAATAATAGTGTGCTTCACCACTCCCTTCGCGTACACGCCATATCATCTGTGATATATATTCTTCTAATCTTTGTTCAGTTAAATCTGCAATATATCTTTTATATTCAATATTTCCTTCTTCAACTTCTGGATCTAAATATATACTCATATTTATTAATTAAATTTTTTCTTTAATTTAAAAATACTTAAAAAATTGAATTAAAATTAAAATAAATATTTATTTTATACTTGAAAAACTAAATTTGGAACAAGAAATTGAACTAAAAACAATTATAATGGAAAAAAGAGAAGATATTGAAAACAAATTAGAAGAAAAAGAATATGAAAAAGATAAAAAAAGTAAGAAAATAGAAAAACACAAAAATAAAATTGAATCAGAACATAAAAAATTACCAAAAGGTTCTCAATGTTCAGTATCTGGAAATAATTATGAAAAAAAAATTTATAACATTTGTAAAAAATGTGATATTAATCACAAACCATTTAATACACAAAAAGAAGAAGACTTAGGAGGTTCTTCTAATAAAAATGATATTGAATGTAATTTTATTGAAGAAAATGATATTGGAATAGAAATCAAAAAAAGTAACACACCCGATTGGATGCAATGTAGTATTAAATATAATAATAAAATTAAAAAGTGGGAAGCAACAGAAAAAGGTAAAATACCAATTAAATGTAGAGAATTATTTAATAAATTAATAAATAATATAAATTTATATAATGGAGAAAATCCTCCATTTATAGAAAAATCAATAACCCATGAAGAATGGGTAAACATAAAAAAAGAAACAAATACATGGAATGATAAATATATTACTATTCCTTCTGATAGTATTTCAAGATTATATCAAGAGAAAGGATGTAATTATATACAAATTAGTGATGGATATGGATTATATCATTTAGGAAAAGATATATGTAATTTTGGTGTTCCATTATTTAATATAGAACAACAAATTAGAATTCGTACTAAAATACACGCAAAAAAAAATAAAAATGGATTTTGTAGCTTGTCTGTCGTAGTAGCTTGTCAACCTAAAGATATAAAAAAACTTGTACCATCTAAATATTCACTAGATAATGAAGATAAACTACCACCTCTTCTTATTTATAAATTATAAATTAACCAATAATAACTATCTCTGATGATTTTTTAGATTTATTCATTCCATAACTCCAATTTGTTTCAATAATTGTAAAATCTTTATATACATTTTTAATATAATCACAGTTATTATAAGTCATGAACCAATTTTTCTTTTTTGATAAACATTTATATAGTCTATCATGATCAAATGTATCATGCATATCTCCATTATTTCCGTATAAAGTAGATGCTTTTTCTAAATAATAAGGTGGGTCTAGAAATATCAAGTTTTTTTTATTTTGATTATTATTAATAAATTCTTCAAAATCAAGATTATAAATATCATAACTTGTTAAATCTAGTTTTTTTATTCTATCAATTGAAGATTTTGTAAATCTTTTTTTAGATGCTTCTAATGAAAATCCACCAGATAATGTAGCTCCACTAAAAGAGCAACGATTTATAATAAAGTACATAATGCTTTGGCTAAAATTATTTTTTTCTTTCATTATTTTTTCTCTTAAATTAGTAAATTCTTCTTTATCTATCAAATTTATTTTTTTGGTAAGTTCTTCACATAGGTTTTCTTTATCTAATTTACAAGTTTTCCAAAAATTATAAAGAGGGAAAAATTTGTCATTTGCTATAATATTTAATCCATAATTATTTTGAATATGAAATTCAAATGATCCACCACCAAAGAAAGGTGACAGAATATTATTAAATTTACTAATATCAAAATGTTCATTTAAAATAGTGTCTAATTTTTTACATGCTCTTGTTTTTCCTCCAGGATATCTTAAAGGTGAAATATTACTTATTTTATTCATATAAGTATTTATATGAGATATATTAACATTTATTTCTTCATTTTTAAAAATCAATTTTTTATTATTTAATTCTTTTAATTTTTCTTTATCTACATTATTTTTACATTTTTCGCAACTATATTTAATCATTTTTGTTATATATAATTAATATATATTATTTTAAATTGATATTTTAATCTTCAAAGTTTATAAAAAATGTAAAAATAAAAAAATTGTTATAAATTAATATTATAATAATATATTATAATATTAATGGTTAAAAAAGTTTGTATCATACACACAGAAACAACAGGTCTTCATGAATTACGCAATGAAAAAGTATATAATAAAAATTTATTTGGATATGCAAGATTAGTTTGTTTCCATTGGATTATTGTAACAAGAGAGTCTGATGATAAATTTAAAATTGAAAAAAAACAAAAATTTATAATTAAACCACGTTGTTTACAAATACCAGAAGAAATTGTTAAATTTCATGGTATTTCACAAGAGATAGCTTTAAAAAAAGGAACCGAAATTGAACAAGTATTAGAATTATTTAAATCAGATTTAATAGATGTAAATATTATTGTTTCTCATAGTTTAGAATTTCATCTAAAAGCGGTTCAAGCTGAATTAGTTAGATATAATAAAGCAATTAATTTTAATAAATATATACTTATAGATTTAAATTCTTTTGAACATAATATAGTACCAACAACTTTACAAAATCTAAGTAAACAAATATTAAAAAAAGATTTAAAAGATAAAACATTAGTTGTTGATTATATATGTGAATTATTTTTTAAATTATATAATGAATATGAAAAAAAAATTAAAACTATTTAATAAATTTAAACCTTTGGCTAATCAAAATGCCAATTTTTTTTATATATAAATAAATTTCACTTTGAATGTATAAAACTAATTAAAAAAATATTTACATTATTCTATAATGAAAATAATTTACAATAAATTAAATAATAATGAAATTGAAGTTGGAATTGATGAAGCAGGAAGAGGTCCGTTATTTGGTAGAGTTTATGCGGCAGCAGTTAATTGGGGGGATACTCCAATTAACGAATCAGTAATGGATTCTAAAAAAATATCACGTAAAAAAAGAAAAGAAGTTTTAGAATGGATTCAACAAAATGTTAAGGAGTGGGCTGTTGGTTATGCTGAACCAGAAGAAATTGATTCTATTAATATTTTAGAAGCAACTAAATTAGCTATGTCAAGAGCTGTAGAACAACTTACTTTTAAACCAAATTATTTAATAATTGATGGTACAGGTTGGGAAAAAAAGTTTACATCTTATAATACTACATCTATTGTAAAAGGAGATGCTAATTACTATTCTATTGCTGCAGCATCTATTATAGCAAAAGAATATCATGACGATTATATTAAAAATTTATGTTGTACATATCCAGAATTAATAGATAAATATAATTTATTAAATAATATGGGATATGGAACAGTTAAACATATTGAAGGTATAGACAAATATGGTCTAACAGAATTTCATAGAAAATCTTTTAAAATTAACAAAAATTGAAAAATTAAGTATTTATTAATTTGTATAATTAATTCTATTATTTTCATCTCTTCAAGAAAAAAGAAATGTCAGATAATTCGTTATTTCTGAAACAAGCGCACAAGGAAATGAGCAATTTTGCAAAGCTTTTTGGCATATCGGAACCAGCATCCACTTATGTAACGAGCATAAAAGTCCTATTGGGTAATGTCTCTTATAATAGTGTCCACCTCCCTATGTTAGATATAAGCGCAGTTGTTTATTTCATGCCTGACGGGCATCAAGTGCCTTTCGGAGAATTAACCGTTTTGGTTCAAATTGGAGAATTCCATCTCTACAGGAGTCTGCCATTTATGGAGCAATACGATATCCGTATGACTTATAATGAAGCTGTTGAGTTTGTGCATAATGTAAAGAATACGGTTAAGCACACACCATTACTTTTTACCAAGTTTGTTAATGAATCAGATACCAAATATGATGCATACTGTATTTCATACTCGGATTCAGATGCTGATGCTGATGACTAAAAAAATCTGCATTTAAAATATACCACTCTAAATAAACTACTCTAAATTATATAGATATATTTTTTAGATCAGCTGTTAAAGAATATTTTAGAGGAACAATATCAACTTGTAATTTATCGTGACACGTTTTATCAGACCAAGTCATTTGATATTTTTTGCAGTCTTCAGGGGTAATAAAATCCATACATTCAAAACCTATTTTTCGACAAGATCCAATTAATTTATTTTTACTAGAACATTTATCTAAACTAAAAGGTTTATTATCTATAATTTCATTTTTAAAAATATGTCTATAATTACTATCATAATTCCGAAAACAATTTTCATTAATTTTATAATCATAAGTAAAATTATTATTTGTAAGAATAACTTTTCTTATTTCACAACATTCTGTTGAATCATTAATATTTGAATAATTACTTAAATCTTCTAATTTTTCAACATTATTACAAGTAATTACT